CGAAAGGTTAGTAAACCAGGATAATGGTGTTGATACTAGCATACAGTGGGGTTGGAGTGTTAATGAAAACCAAGATAGTTACAAAGGTAAACCGTTATTATTTTATCCATTAAGAAACTCAGGAACATCAATACAATTTTTGGTTAATGGAGGTAGCGACGATATAACACAATACATAATTCCAAGTAACAGTAGGTATTTAAACAATACCAGTGGTGAAGATAACATAAACTTTGGTCCAGAAATAAATGAATACGATAGGCCATTAACTAGTTTTAGTGGTACGTTATTTCAAAACTATTATTATAATTATATAACTAATGTTTTTAGGTTTAATGCTAGAATAATTAAACTAACAGCTTATTTACCGTTACGTATAATATTAAATTATAAGTTAAATGATTATATAGTAGTTAGCGGTAAAAAATACAGAATAAATAGCATTAAAGTAAATTTATTAACCAATAAATCAGAATTAGAATTAATTACAACATGATAATTTTTAAATTTTTAAATATTGATAATTTTTATGGTAAACATAACACTATAGAAATAGCAAAAGGTAAATATAAATTACCAGAAACTTTAAAAGAAGGATTTCAACAAATTAAACGTAAATACAAATGGCAACAGAGCAAGCAAATATAAAAGTTAATGTTAACTTACAACAAGCAATAAAGGACTTTGAGCTTTTAGACAAAAGAGTTGAAGAAACTGTTGATTCTATTAATAAGCTAGAAGCTGAAATAATACAACTTGAAAAAGAACAAAAACAACTAGGTCCAAAGCAATTAGGCCGTCAACGCGACTACCAACAAGCTATTGATAAAACTAAACAACGTTTAAAAGAAGAAAAACAAGATTTAAAACAATTAAACACAGAGCGTAAAAAGGCTGACAAACAAGTTAAGGAATTAAAAGAATCACAAGGTGATTTAAACGAAGCAACCAGTATGGCTGACCGTGCAACTGGTGGTTTAATTAGCAGTTTTAAAAGCATGAAGCTAGCTATTGGTGGCTCTATAAAATCATTAGGTAAATTTAAAGTGGCTTTAATTGCTACAGGTATTGGTGCTTTTGTAGTGTTATTAGGTAGTTTACAACAAGCATTTACTAGATCAGAAGAAGGCCAAAACAAATTCATTAAGTTAATGTCACAAATAGGTAATGTGGTTAACAACACGTTAGATATATTTGCTGACTTTGGTATGGCTGTTATAAATGCTGGTAAAGCGTTATTTAAACTAGCTAAGGGTGACTTAGGGGGTGCTGCAATTGCTTTTGGTGAAGCCAAAAATAATATAAATGATGCAACTGATGCTATAGTTAATTTTACAGATACAATTAAAAAAGAGGGTGCAATAGTTGATGACATAGCAAACAAACGCGCCAAGGCTGACAAAGTAGACAGGCAATTAATATTAGATAGAGCCGAAGCAAACAGAAAATTCAACGAATTACGTGAAAAAGCAGCTGATAAAGAAAACATTAGCATTGAAGAACGTATTACAGCCTTAAAACAAGCCGGTAAAATTGAAGAAGAAATAACTAAAAAAGAAATTGAAGCTGCAAAACTTAGATTTGAAGCCAAAAAAGCTGAAAATGAACTAGGTAAAAGCACAAAAGAAGATTTAGATGAACAAGCTAGGCTACAAGCAGCCGTTACTGACTTAGAAACTAAACGTTTACGTAGGCAAAAACTTTTAACAGCAGAAATTACCACTGCCTTACGTGAAGAAAAAGCAGAGCGTAAAGCTGCATCTGCACAATTAGCATCTGAGTATGTATTTTTGCCAGGCGTTGGTTTTGTTACTAAAGAGCAGTTTGATAAAATAAAAGCAAATGGTGAAGCCATACAAACAACTTTAGATGACTTCAAAAAAAGAAAAGAAGATGAAGAAGCTGAAACCGAGTTACAAAAACTACAACTTGAGGAACAACGCACACTAGCAGAACTTGATAGGCTTAATGCTACTGAGGAACAAAAAATGCAAATAAAAAAGTTCTACAGTGATAAATACCTAGAGTTAGAAACCAATAATAAAAAGAAAGAGGAAAACCTAGATAAAATGGTGGCTCAAGCTAAAATAGCTCAAGCTGGTCAAGTATTTGCTTTAGTAGGGCAAATAGCTAAAAAGGGTAGTAAGGTAGGTAAAATAGCTGCAATAGGCCAAACAGTTATTAGTGGAATACAGTCCGTACAAAATGCATATACAACAGCACAAGCATCTCCAATAACAGCAGTAAACCCTGGTTACCCTTTACAACAAGCGATTATTGCTGGGGCATTTAGTGCAGCACAACTAGCTAAAATTATAGCAACAAACCCAGAATCACCAGCTGCTGCCGGAAGTTTACGCCCTACAGGTGGTGGTGCAGAACCAGCAGTGCCACAATTTAACGTGGTTGGTGCAACTGCTACAAGCCAATTAGCTACAGCTATTGGTGAACAAGAACAGCAACCTGTACAAGCATATGTAGTTAGCCAAGATGTTACAACAGCACAAAGCCTAGAAAACAACATAATTACAGGTGCTACTCTTGGAGGATAATTATAACAAAGTAAAATTAACAATGTTTTTAAAAAAATGAGCAATGAACATAATAGAACTAGTAATAAACGAGGACGAGGAACTAAGTGGTGTGGATGCGATCAGTGTAGTAGAACAACCTGCGATAGAGGAGGACTTTGTTGCCTTAAAAAACCAGCAACAGGAAATCAAACTTGCGCAAGTATCTGCGGAGAAAAGAATCTTGATGGGGGCTGCACTTGTTCCAGAAAAACCCATATATAGAAGCAACGGTGAAGAAGAGTTTTACATTTTCTTTAGCAAAGATACAGTAGTTAAAGCAAGCCAAATGTTTTTAAAACGTGGCAACCAAAGTAAAGCAACCTTAGAGCATGCAGAAGCCATAGGCGGTATGACTGTAGTTGAATCATGGTTAGTTGAAGATGATGTACACGATAAAAGCCGTAAGTATGGTTTAAACGTACCTGTTGGCACTTGGATGGTTAGCATGAAAGTAGACAACGATGAAGTATGGAACGACTACGTAAAAACCGGCAAAGTTAAAGGTTTTAGCATAGAGGGCTATTTTGCGGACAAATTACAACGCCCACAAGATAAACAAAAAGACCAATTAAGCGAAGAAGAAATACTAATAAAAAAATTAATAGATGCCTTACAATAAAATACAAGCAACACCAAGTAAAACAAGCCCTACTAGTGGCCGTAGAGGGTGTTTATGTAAAAATGGTACTTATAGCACTAAATGTTGTAACGGTGATTTACAAAACCAAGGCATAGGCGCATTAACAGGCCAAAACGGTTGAATTTACAACAACAATTAAATTAACCTGTTTTACAAAAAAAAATAACCAAATAATATATATTAAAATGGATGCTAAAGAAACTTTAAATAAAGTAAGAACTATTTTAGGTTTAGATGTTAAACTTGAAGAGAAATTACTTGAAAACGGTACGCGTTTAGTAGCTGATCAATTTGCTGCTGGCAACGAGGTTTTTATCATGTCAGAAAATGACGAAAAAATACCAGTTCCTGCTGGTGAATACCTAATGGAAGATGGTAAACTTTTATACGTAAAAGAAGACGGTGTTATTGAATCTTTAAAAGATGAAAAAGAAGAAGAGGAAGAAGAAGACAAAGAAATGAAATACGAAGACAAAGAGGAAATGGCAGAAGAAACTGAACTTGAAGATGACGGCAAAGAAGCTGACGTACAAGATTGGGCTGGTATGGAAAAAAGAATTAAAAACCTTGAAGATGCAATTGCTGACTTAAAAAAAGAGCATGAAGCATTAATGCAAAAAGAGGAATTAAGCCAAGAAGCTGAAAACCTTGAACCAGTTAACGAAGAAGTTACAGAGGAAAACCAAGAAGTTAACGAGCAAAAAGAAGAGCTTTCTGCAGCACCAAAACAAATAAAACATAATCCTGAAGCTAACCAACAAATTGAATTAACAAAAATTGGTAAAGTTTCAGATTTAAGACAAAGAGTATTTAATCAAATTTTTTCAAAATAATAATCAATAATTAATTTTTAACAATGGCAACAACAGTAAACATTACATCAACTTATGCTGGAGAATTTAGTCAGAAGTACATTTCTGCAGCATTATTATCGTCATCAACTATTGCTGACGGAGGAGTTGAAGTTATGCCAAACGTAAAATTTAAAGAGGTAATTCAACGTGTTGAAACTGGTTCTTTAATTGCGGATGGTTCATGTGACTTCGACGCTAGTTCTTCGGTAACTTTAAGCGAAGTAATTTTGCAACCAGAAGAATTTCAGGTAAACTTACAATTATGTAAATCAGACTTTATTAACACGTGGGATGCTATCCAGATGGGATATAGCGCATTTGACCAACTTCCTACATCTTTTGCAGACTATTTAATTGCTCACGTAGCAGCTAAAGTAGCATCTCAAAACGAAACTAACATATGGCAAGGTACTACAGGTACAGCTGGTGAATATGACGGTTTAGAAGCATTGGCATTAGCAAATGCAGATGTGGTAGACGTAACAGGAACAACTTTAACTTCAAGTAACATTTTAACTGAAATGCAAAAGGTTGTAGATGCTATCCCTAATGCTTTATATGGTAAAGAAGATTTAAAACTTTATATTAGCCCTAAAGCAGCTAAATTATATGTACAAGTTCTTGGCGGTTTTGCAGCTACTATTGGTGCAAACGGTGTAGATAACAAAGGAACAATGTGGTATAACAATGGTTCTTTAAGCTATAACGGAGTTCCAATTTTTGTAGCAAGAGGATTAACTGCAGATCATATGTTTGCAGCAGAATCTAGCAACTTTTTCTTCGGCACTGGTCTGATGAATGACTGGAACGAGGTACGTGTAATTGACATGGCTGACATTGACGGATCTAAAAATGTTAGAATCGTTATGAGGTTTACAGCTGGTTGTGCAATTGGCGTTGGAGCTGACGTAGTATATTATTCATAAATATTAACCTATATATGGGGGATTAATTTCCCCCTTATATCAAAAAACTTTAAATTATGTCTTGTGATATTTCTTTAGGTAGATTAGAACCATGTAAAGATTCCGTTGGAGGGATTAGAGCAATTTATTTTATAAACTACACAAATGGTTTATTAGATACTGCTACTTTTGACTCAGACGAAATTATTACAGGTTTTGCTTCTGCTTTAACTTTGTACAAATATGATTTAAAAGGTGCTAATTCGTTTGATGAAACAAATGAAAACTCTAGAGAAAATGGAACTAGCTTTTTTACACAAACAGGAACAATTGTTCTTAAAAAGCAAGATGCAACTACTAGAAAGCAAATGAAACTACTTAGTTGGGGTAGACCCCAAGTTGTGGTTGAATTTTATAACTACGGTGCTAGCGACGAAACTAGATACGTTTTAGCGGGAATAGAAAACGGTTGTGAGGTAGCTCCTTCTACGGCTTCAGGAGCTGCAATGGGAGATTTAAATGGGTATAACATTACCTTTACTGGAACTGAAAAAGAACCAGCTTTTTTTATTGACCCTACAATTATTAACGATACAACAAACACAACTGTTGTTAGCGGTACGTAATAACTTTTTAATTTCATATTATAAAGCCACTTTTTTTAAGGTGGCTTTTTTTTTACATAACATTTAACAATAAATGTATTTTTATGTTTTATAAAAAACAACAATGATAATATTAACAACTAGCAGTTCAGCGCAAGAAATTAAATTTATTCCACGTGAATACGCAGCTACTAGTATTGTAATACACAACGAAGACACCAATACAAGCACAACTTATACTGGTTTAACATTTACAACTGAAGCATACTATTTAAAAACAGATGTTACATTTAACCCAGTGCTTAAAGAGGGTACTTTTTATAACATAAGTGTATTAAACAACAGTGATGTTATTTATAAAGATAACATATTCTGTACAGACCAAAACATTGCGGTTTACAGTATAAACAACAATGAATATACTGAGCATGAAACCACAAACGAATACATTGTATTATGACAAATGATTTATTCATAACAAATTTAGCAGCTTACACTGCGCCTAAAATAGTTGAACTTAAAAACAAAGAATGGGTTTATTACGGTGATGATAACCAATATTTTAATTACCTAATAGAACTTTATTTAAATTCAACAACAAATCATAGTATTATAAACGGTGTTGCTAACCAAATTTATGGGCGTGGCATTGCAGCATTAGATGCAGATAAAAAGCCAGAGCAATACGCACAAATGATGACTATATTTAAAAAAGAATGTTTGCGTAAATACATAAAAGATTTTAAAATATTTGGCATGGCTGCTTTACAAATAACATACCAAAATGGTAAAGTTGTAAGTGCAACGCATTTTCCAATGGAAACGTTAAGAGCAGAAAAATGTAACGAAGAAGGAGAAATAGAAGCCTGGTATTACAGTAACGATTGGTCAACTATAAAACCATCAGACAAACCTTTACGCATACCGGCATTTGGTTTTGGCAATAAAACTGAAAATGAAATGTACGTATTACGCCCTTACGTGCCTGGGCATTATTATTATTCACCCTGTGATTACACTGGAGGTTTACCCTATGCAAAGTTAGAAGATGAAATAGGTGACTACCTAATTAACGATACAATAAATAACTTTAGCGGAACTAAGGTTGTAAACTTTAACAATGGTGTTCCTGAGCCTGATAAAATGCAACAAATAAAAAGCGATGTAATGAACAAACTTACAGGTAGTCGTGGTGAAAAAGTAATTGTAGCATTTAACAATAATTCAGAAAGCAAAACAACCGTTGATGATATACCATTAAACGATGCACCAGCGCATTACCAATATTTAAGTGATGAATGTTTTAAAAAACTAATAGTAGCGCATAGAGTTACCTCGCCCATGTTATTAGGTATTAGAGAGGGCAATAATGGTTTAGGCAACAACGCTGATGAAATAGAAACTGCTACATTGCTAATGGATAACATTGTAATTAAAAGTTACCAAGACCAGATAACTGATTCTATGGACGAAATACTTACAGTTAATGAAATAGCATTAGATTTATATTTTAAAACCTTAAAACCACTTGCATTTAACGACATAGACGAGTTACAAGGTGTTGATGAGGAAGTAGCTGAAGAAGAAACTGGTGTTGAACTAAGCGACCAACGCCCAAAACTAAGCGATGAACAAGCTGACGCTATATTTACAGCACTACAAGGTGAGGAAATAGATGATGAATGGGAACTAGTTGATGAACGCGAAGTAGATGATGAAAACCTTAGCATACAAGAATGGGCTAATGCAAGCATAGTAGACATACCAGAAACAACTTTAAGTAAAATTAAAAAGGTTTTATTTAACAACCCAAGCCCAATAGCTTATAGCGAGGGTAAATGGTCTGACTTAGATAGCAAAAATTACAAAATACGTTACCAGTATTTTAAAAAGTCAAACGCTGGAACAATACAAAAAGATAAAAGCAGTTACAAATCTAGGCCATTTTGTGATAACATGATGCAGCTTGCAAGCAAAGGTATTGTTTATAGAATAGAAGATATTGATAAAGCAAGTAGAGATGGCATAAATGGTGGTTTTGCAAAAGAGGACTCAACAACCTATGACTTATTTAAATACAAAGGCGGTTGTTACTGCAGACATGCTTGGAAAGAAGTTCTTTATAGAAGAAAAAAAGGAGCAGAGGTTTCACCTGATTTGGCTAATTACCGCAGAACTGGTGAAATACCAAAAACATATAAACGTAACCCCTGGGGTAGTAAACAAGCTAAACAAGCGACATTTGATTTACCAAACCATGGAAGTTTAAAATATAAATACTAATGGCAACAGCATTATTTGTAACAACAAAAGATATTAAACGCTACTCGGTGTTAAGTGGTAATGTAGACCCTGATAAATTTATTTACATGGTAGAGATTGCTATGGACACACAAATACAAAATTATACAGGTACTAAGTTATACGAAAAAATACAAAACCTTATAGTTGCCGGGACAATTAACGATCCGGCCAATGCTGATTATAAAACGCTTTTAGAAACCTATTTAAAGCCTATGACTATTTACTGGGCTTTAACTACATATATGCCATTTGCTGCATATACAGTGGCTAATGGCGGAGTATATAAGCATACTAGTGAAAGTGCTGTAACTGTAGAAAAAAATGAAGTAGATTATTTACAAGAAAAATATAGAGATATTGCACAATATTACACTAATAATTTTATAAATTTTATGGTGTATAATCAGTCAACTTATCCTGAATATAACCAGAATACAGAAGACGATACATACCCAAGTAGTAACGCAGATTTTGGTGGATGGGTATTATAAAATACAAAACAAAACAAGAAAATATTGTTAAGTTACAACAATTTTTAAATGAAAAATATGTGGATACAAACAAACACGTTAAACCTAAAAATAAAATATGAGTATTGTAGCTAATACAGGCAACTGGGGAAAAATATATAGTTATAGTTGGTGGGGTTCTACTACTAATGATGTTAACTTTGGTGATGATTACTATGTAAGTTATTTGCTTAGTGATCTGGAACGTAGAGTACAAATTTACGAAAACAACACCATGTCAATACAATTGTTAAACAACTTAAAACAATGTTATGAGTAACCTATTACGTAAAGCATCCATAATAACCACACCTACAGCTTATGCTGAGGACTTTCTGTATAACATTAAACCTGCAGGAGGTTTAGGAGATGAGATTGTTACTAATGGTACATTTGATACAGATTCTAATTGGAACAAAACAGGCACTTGGACTATATCAAATAATTCTGCTACTGCTGATGCAGACAGCACATCACAATATTTACAACAAGATTTCACAATAACAAACGGAAAAATATATGAGTTTAATTATGTTATTTTACAAAATACACTCAACGGTAATGGTGCTGCGTTAAGTAGCTTTGGTGGTTTTGGAACAGTAGCTATAAGTAATGAAATAGGACAACATAAAACATTTATAACAGCAACAAATTCTTCAGCAGCGTATGTTTTAAAGATAGGTGTTTCATCTACCTGCACCACAGGAACAATTATTATAGATAATGTAAGTGTTAAAGAAGTGGTTGATTTTAGCTTCGACAGAAACTCAACAGGAACAAGAGTCAATGAAGATTATCTTATAGAAGATGTGCCTTATAATTTATTAAGACATAGTGAAAGTATATTATCTACAACTAATTGGTCAATCGTTGGCGCAACTACTGAAATAGGTTATAGCGACCCACAAGGAACTTTAAATGCTGTTAAAGTAACACCTACAGGCAACGACCCATATGTTTATGGTAATATTCAAAATTTATCTTATAAAACTTATACAGGGTCTATATATGTAAAAGGCTCAGAAGCAGCAGATGGTTTAAGTATTAGGTTATGGTTAATTAGAGATAATGTAGAATTTCCATTTGAAGATTTTACACTAACAACTGAATGGCAAAGGTTAGAAATTACAAAAACTTTTAACACTGCAATTACAACTTTAGCATATTTAAGAATAGACAGTCCTAACTCTAACCCACCTTTAACAGGTATAGAAACTTTTTTATGGGGAGGTCAAGTAGTAGCAGGAAGCAATAACAAAGACTATCTAAAAACAACAGACAGATTAGACATACCAAGAATAGATTACACAAACGGAGAGCCGAGTATCTTGCTTGAGCCAAGTAGAACAAACAATGTAACTAATAGCAACAGTTCTTTTACTGCAGGTAACACTACAATAACATATAACAATATAAATAGTCCTGAGGGCATACAAAATGCTTTTAAAGTAGAATGTACATCTACAGGCACAGGAGTATTTGCAAGAACAAATAGTATTAGTTTTACAGATGCAACTTTTAGTCTTTTTGTAAAATATGGAAATACTCAATATTTACAATTTTTAACATCTAATCAGTCAGCACATTTTTTTAATTTTGATGTAAAAAATGGGGTGTTTGGAACAAATGGCTCTAACACAAGCAACCTAAAAGCAGTAGAATATCCTAATGGTTGGTATAGAGTATCAGGCTATTTTACAAGTGGCTCAGGCACAGGTAATTTTAGAGTGTATTTATCTAACTCAAATAGTGCAGCTTATGGTGCAGCATCAGCTACAAGTGGAGATTTTTTATATTCTTATGGTTGGCAAGTAGAAAACGGAAGCTATGCAACATCTCTAATACACACTTCAGGAAGTGCAGTTACTCGTAGTGCAGATAGAGCAGACAATGCAGGAAATAGCGACTTAATAAACTCTACAGAGGGAGTATTTTATTTGCAGTTTGCAGCATTAACAGGTGCAGGTGCTTTTGATGACTTATCAATATCTGATGGAACACAAAATAACAAAGTTCAACTATTTTATAGAGCAACAGATAAAATTAATGCAAGAGTTACAGTAGGTGGTGTAAATGTGTTTGACCATATATACCAATCAACAGATATGACACAGTTCGAGAAAGTTGCTATAAAATGGAAACTGAACGATTTTTCTATGTATGTAGATGGTAGGGAAGTAAATTTTGATAGTTCAGGTGCGACATTTTCTGCTAACACTTTAAACGTAGTTAAAATAAACGACAACAACATAAGTGATTATGTGGGGAAGATAAAATGTTTAGCAGTATTTAAAGAAGCTCTTACTGACTTAGAATTAGAGAAACTAACAGGCTACAACAACCACGAACTATATATGAATTATTACAATAGATTAAGCTATTTAGGTTTAGTAGAAGAATACAATGTAGAATCCGATATAAACAATTATATATTATGATACCAAGTTTATTACAAATACCAAGTGCTGTAAGCGATTCTAAGCTACATTCAGTTTTACCTAATAATGGTAAAGGCGATT